CTTTGATGAAGGTGCCGACATCAAGTATCTGATGATGGCTCCCTCGCAGAAGCAGACCTTCTCCAGCTTTGTTGGTGTTGGTGCTACGGGCGGTGCGTCTAACCGTATTGAAGCCGGTGATCAGCGGATCATTGGTGGCATGGACGTGTACGTCAGTGACTTCGGTGAAATGGCAGTGGTTCCTAACCGCTTCCAGCGTAGCCGTGACGTTTGGCTGCTTGACCCTGAGTACTATGCGATTGCGTATCTTCGTCCGTTCTTCCAGCGGGAAGTTGCTAGCACGTCTGACGGCGAGCAGCGGGCAATCATTGCTGAGCATACTCTCGTTGTCAAGAACGAGAAAGCTCTCGGCGCAGTCTACGATCTGTCGTAAGGCTAGGACTAAAGGGGGAGAGCATCCTGTTCTCCCCCGTTCTAACTAAGAGGCAAAAGATGAACGATCCAGTTAAAACCAAATTCAACTACGACCACAGCACGGACAATGTTGTCTTAGAAAATGTGCAGGACGTAGCACCGTTGCTAGAGCTTAACAAGAAAGAACTTAACAACGACTCTATGTACGGAACCCAAGCAAACAACGGTATGCGTAAAGTTGCAAGCATTCCGTTGGTTGTCATTGAAAAATGGAAACGCGAGCTTGGCGTTGACATAATGAATAAAAACGATTGGCCCAAGATCAAGCAGCTTCTGAATGATCCTGAAAATCGTTTTTTCCGCACACATGAAAGCCATCTGTAATGGCTCTATCTACGTACTCAGAGCTACAGACCACTGTAGCAAATTATCTCAACAGGGACGATCTTACAACATTGATCCCTACGTTTATCACCCTAACAGAAAATAGGCTGAACAGAGAACTAAGAGTACGTGCTAATATGGTAAGGGCTACCACCACTACCACAGCAGGACAAGCTTTCTACGATCTTCCTAGTGACCTTATAGAGCTTCGCAACATTACTTACGATAGTGACTCCCAGAGTCACGCCCTGAGATATCTTTCACCTGAGTCTGTTAGCAGGGAGTACGGAACGGTATTGAGCGGACAACCTAGGGCATATACAAACCTAGGTAACGATCTCAAACTTACTCCTGCGCCAGATGCAGCGTACACCATCAGTATAAACTATTACTCACAGCTTCGTTCTTTGAGTGACAATGTAACGACCAACGATGTATTAACAGAGTACCCAAGTTTGTACCTCTTTGGTTCCTGCCTAGAAGGAGCTATCTACCTTAACGATACAGAGCAGACAAACAGGTTTGGCTCTGTGTTCCAAAAAGCATTAGACGATGTGCAACGTGCAGAAGAAGCAGCGCGTTACAGTGGTACGGTTATGACAACTAGCATACAGGGCGATCCCGGTGCTATGATCCGCAGAGGTGCGTATTGACTACTAACTGGGTCATTGATAATTTCTGTCTTATACAGGAAGCCGGAGGTAACTTACTGACCGAAGATGGTCTTAATTTGATATCTCTGCAAGAGTTCGACTCTACTGTATGGACAGAGGAAACGGATACTGGCAATGGCTAAACAGCTTTTTGATGTAGTAGGTTCTGGGCAAAGTCGTTTCTCTGTCAATAAAGATTTATCTCCTTACGATATGCCCCCTACGTTTTTCAACGAGGGTGTTAACGTCCGCTTCTTAGATGGCAAAGCTGGTAAAATCCTAGGACATTCTCAAGTCTTGGGGACACCTACCGCTGCGCCCTACTGGGCTATTAGTTGGCTACAGGGTTCTACAGATTTGTGGATATACGGAGGATTGACAGGTCTTTTTAAGATTGATGGGACAACCCATAGCACTGTTACCAGATCGTCCGGTGCCTATACCACTTTGGCAGGTACTACTAACAACTGGCAGGGCGGCGTCCTAGGTGGAGTGCTTGTCTGTACTAATGGCCTAGACGTTCCCCAGAGCTTTGTGCAAACTGGTTCCCTGTTCACTGACTTGTCTGATTGGCCTTCTACACTACGCTGCAAGACCATTGTACCATTTAGAAATCACTTGGTAGCGTTGAACCTTACTGATAGCGGTACTGAAAAACCATTTACTATCCGGTGGAGTGATGCTATCCCGGCTGGGGCTAGTAGCAACGGTGCAGACACTTGGAACACTGCGAGTACAGCCAGTGAATCAGCAGAGACTTCGCTGACAGGCACCAAGGGCCATGTGCTGAATGCCTTACAGCTAGGCAACGAGCTTATCGTCTATAAAGAAGATAGTGTCTACGCTTTGAACTATGTTGGCGGTTCCTTTACCTTTAACGTCCGCGAAAAGTTTAAAGACACAGGATTGTTCAGCAGAGACGCTGTTATTGACCTAGGCGATGGTCGCCATGTTATGATGGCTACCAACGACGTTCTGATCCACAATGGTAACTCGTTGAAGAGCGTCATAGACGACAATATGAAAACGTTCCTGTTCAGCGAGATCGATTCTACGTACTTCTATAAAACATTCTTGGCTCACAACAAGATCAAAAATGAAGTCTGGATTTGCTACCCTAGGACCGGCTCTGCTAATGGTTTTGCTAACACGGCCCTGATCTGGAACTACAGAGACAATACGTGGAGTACACGCGATCTGCCCAACTTGAACTTTGCTACCAAGGGCTTGGTAAACCCTGACCAGACAGATACTTGGGGAGCCAGTGCTGGTGTCTGGGAAGCCACCACATTAGCTTGGGCGCAGCAGGAGTACAACCCTGCCATCGATTCTCTTCTTATGTGCGGTACGTCTGATACGAAGTTCTACTTGGCAGACTCTGGAACTACCTTCGACGGTACGAACTTCTTGACCACCCTTGAGCGCAGGGGGTTACACGCTGGTCGTACAGATGCTGTTAAAGCCATAAGCAGAGTATTCCCCCGCATAGAGGGTACTGGCGTTGTCAACATCAGCATAGGCGCTGAGCTACATCCGTTTGCCGGGGTAACCTACAGTCCCTCTGTCCCCTTTAACATAGGCGTAGACAGTAAGGTAGATTGTAGAGTGCGTGGCAGGTTCATGGCCATCAAGATAGAAAGCGAAGCTGTTACCCAGTTCAGGTTATCTGGATACACTGTCGAATCAGAAGTGGTATCCGACCGATGAGCAGAGAGTTTCTTCGCTTTGATCCTACGTTGTGTCCTACGGATATAGAGGACATTCCTAGGTTCATAGACAGTATGCTCTTGGAGATACGGCCTGTGCTAGACTTGGTGCGCGATGGTCACTTAGATGTAACAACAGTGGTACCTGAAAAGCCACAACAAGGAAACATAAGGTATGCAGATGGAACTGGCTGGAATCCGGGAAGCGGAGAAGGAATATACTTTTACGACTCCAACGGCGTTTGGGTTAAGCTATAAAAGATTAAACAGAAATCATCCTGATGTTCATAACAAGATTGCAGATTGCGTAGAGTTTGTCAGGCAGTCCTTGATACGGGGCGGGAACGAAGAATATATTAAACCAGAGTTTTTGTTTAATAAATTCTTAACAGGTTTCAGTGATATGTGGGTATCTGTAGAAGGACAAAGCATAGTAGGTTGTTTGTTAATCGGTGTAGCTAACTACCCAGAACAGACAGGAATTATCTCAGAATCAACGGGCGGTAAGTTTCACTTTGAAACAATGATGCCAGCCTTGGAAGACTACTACAGGAAACAAGGCGCTAAGTTTGTAGAAATACCCGGCAGAAAAGGCTGGGAACGGAGATTTGGTAACATGGGCTATAAAGTTAAAAGTGTAACGATTGTAAAGGAGCTTTAAGATGAGTGGTATATTTTCACCACCTCCTCCAGTAGTGGTATCCACTCCGTTTCAGTCAACGAGTGAAGGATCAAGTGAGATCAAGCCGTATGCTCCGGTAGAGCCGTTCCTTGAACAGATTTTACCTGAGATTAGGGAGACTTTTACAGAAGACCCTACACTGTTCACGGGTAGCTTGGTCCCCACTGACGCAGCGCAGACGCTTGCAGCTAGGGACCTCTACGGACAGGTAGGACAGACCTCTGCTGGTCTAGCCCCACAGTTCATGCAACTTGGTCAAGCTGATATCGCTAGGGGACTAGCTGATCCTAGTCAAGACCCTATCTATCAGGCGCAACTAGGGACAATCTCACAGCAAGCTAGAGACATGACTGAACGTGACAAGCAGGTTGCCCAGCAACAGGCTATAGAAGCTGGTCAGTTTGGTCTAGGCTCTACTGCCCTAGGTGAGCTACAGACGAT